AAGATTATTTCAGCAGCTACAATGGGTGCTTGCGATTCTTTTACTGTATAATCTTGTATTCCTTTTGCCATCTTGTTTCTCCTTTGTATGCCTTACCGAGCTTGACAATTCTCATGGGCATATTGGTTATCTAAAGTCTATCGGGGATATAGATCTTGTTCCCCCAATTTTATCTCTTTTCTTTGAGCCAAACCTTCGTATGGCTTCATCAAAATTTTTCTGATGCATATTGGAAAGTTGTATTGAGGCAGCTGACACATTAGGGTCTTGAGCCTGACTTGCTCTATCCATATATAAACATTTTTTAACATAATCAACAACTGCGCTATGCATTGTATTATCTATATCTAACGAATCTGTTATAGCGCTAACACTATTAGGTTCTCCATAATAATGAACTAATAAACCATCTGTAATTGATTCAGATATAGCTTGAAATTTTTTCCTACTAGAAGTTCTACCTTCCCCATCGCTGTTGACACTAGTTATTAAACATAGTTTATCGCCCTCTATAAACCATCTAGCAACATTTTCTGGATATTTTATACTACTTGACATGTTAGTCTGGCCTTTCTATTGATGATTCATAATCATACCTAACTTCATTAACAGTCCAAGTTGCCTTTTCACCGTTTCCAGGGGAAACAAAAGTTACTAAGTCCCCAACTTTATAACCTGAAGATGCTGTTGTAATGGCAGTTAATTTTGGATGACCACTTGAATTAGTTGTAATTGTTACCCTAATAGTATTTGCTCCACTACCAGATGTGCTGTGTGGGGATACCCCTGCGTGAGTTTGGTTAGCAGTCCAAGTCAAAGTATAGGTATTCGCAGTCCCTCCAGAACCAGAGGTTGTAATTTCTGTATTAATATCTGGAGTAAATGATAATACCTCTCCAGTGTCTTGAAATGAGTCCATTACTAAAATATTTTCATCTACTATTCTAGGTATCCTAATGTAATCACTTTCATTGTCCAAAAGGTCTACTCTGTGAATTTTATTAGCCTCTAATTTATTTCCCGAAGAGTCGCTAGCTCCATCTCCTATGTCATACCACATCTGACCAGAAACTGTACTTATTCTAGCTTGTAATGATTTAGTACTATACATCCCTACTTGAACTAAAGCATCATTAATCAAAGTCATTATATATTGCTCTGGAGCTCCGGGAAAATTTTCCCTAATCCTACTTATAATTTGCTTTACTGTTAAACTATGCACTGCCATTTTATAAGCTCTCTATTTCTTTTTTATAATCATCTTTTAACTGAGCTAATATAGGCATTATTAACTCAATATCTTGGTCATTGGCTAACATATATTCAGATGCTTTTATACAAGCACCTAAAACTACTGCTCTTTCAGCCTCATCAGGAAAGACAGCTATAGCGGTATCATTATGTTCGACTGTAGGAAATTGTACTTCTGAGTATTTTACTGCTCCAGAACTAGGCAAAACTTCAATAGAATTATTTTCTATAAAAAATACTGGGTCAGTATTTGTAGCTAAATTAATATCGCTACTATCTGAATATCTACCTTTTTGATTTGCTTCAATTCTTCTACATGGTTGCTCTATAGTGCCATCATTCCTAGTTACATGTAATATATGACCAGTGTTTAAAGCATTAGGAGTCCCTGATGTAAAAGTCTGGCTAGACGCGCAAAGATGTAACAATCTCTTAGGAAGCATATTTATAACTTCTTTAGCAGAGTCTGTTAACCACTGATTAGAATGAACTACAAAAGTTTCACCACTAGTTGTAGTTGAAGTACTATCAGCCTCAAATCCAGTTAAAGCATGTATTTCTTGTCCATAATTCCAAGCCATTAATTACTACTTCTTTTTCTTTTTAGATTTTTTAGACATTACTTTCTTTTTTTTCTTAGGTCTTCCGACCTTGCTTCCATATGTCCCCTTACCGTACGGCATTGACTTTCTCCTTCCAAAATTCTTTTTGTTGACTTTCTCTTTGAGCTACTTCACTTGCTACATGCTCGTCTAAACTTATAGTATTAAATTCTATATCGCTCCTCTTACCCTTTTCGCTCATCATAAACATATTGGTTGTAAACAGAGGGGAAGATGCTCTTTTCCCGCAATTTTTACAATAAAACCAATTTTCACTATTTGGTTTTTTACAGTGGATACAATTCATATTTTTAATAGTGGGGACATCAATAGACATCCCCACATATCCTTTACTCGTTAATCAGTAGACTTTGAACCAACACCGCCAAAATATAAGACCGTTAGGTCGTCATTGGCTCCAGCTGCTCCAGAAAGAGTAACTGTAACAACACTTCCGGAAACATCACAATCTTGAACAGTTCTATTGTTCGCATTTGTAGCTCCCATACATGCTATTGCGTACCCATTTTGAGGCGCACTTGATGGTATGTCAACTGTTTGAGACGCAGAGGCTGCACAATTATGGTCAACCGTGTAGATTCCTCCACCTATGTTCTGTTCTAGTACATTAGCTCTCATAATTAAACTCCTTGTAAATGAATTAACATGTGACTTTCAGGAAGAGATACTTCCAGTCCAGCTTCAGTTAAAATCATATCTTTACGTAAGTCTTCATCAGCTGCTTGAACATTAGTCATTATTTGAGTATCTCTGTTAACACCGTTACCGACTAAAGGTCTGTAAGCAATATTATCCATATCAACTAAACACAAGAAACCAGAAGCAAATCCTCTAAATAGAGGCTCCTTAACTAAATTCATTGTACCGTGGATTGTTTCAATCTGTAAGACCTGATGTCCAAAAGAACCTTGAGCTTTTTCAATATTGTACCTAAGTTCATTAGCTACAGTACCGTCAATAAATCCATTACTATCCATTTTATTAAAGAAAGTAATTACAGGTAAACTAGCTAAAGCTAATTTAGAGCCTGAGTTACCTCTTGCAGGGTCGTAAAGAACTTCAAAATCACTTAAGATTCTATCATAAGTAAGCTGTGCTCTTGTTGCACTTCTAAAGTAAGGTGAACCAGCTGAATAAGCTAGGTCGTCAGTTCCTGTTTTAGCAGTACCATTAGCTAAGATATGTCCAGCAATACCTTCAGTATACTGGATTCCACCTTGACTAGCGCGCTGACCAAAAAGCATAGCTCTTTCAATATCTATTTTATGCTCACGTAGTTTAAGATTCCAAATTCTTTGGAACTCATCTGCGTAACCACGATATCTTGTAGCTCTTGAAGTGTTAGACATTTCACAGGCTGTTTTAAAAATCTGTGTATATCCATAATCACTGTCAAGCTCTTCTGACCATACGTCTGGAGAACCAGAACCCTCAGCAAAAGAAGTACCGATTACAGTACACTTTGCATTATCAACTGTTCCGCCAGCATCTGCACCAGAAATTGTCTTACCAATAAAAGAAGTATCAGCTCCTTCATCAACTGGACTAGACTCAACTCTTACAATAACTGGGTCTGATACAGAACTATTTTCCTGACCTATTGCAAAAACCATTCCTTTAATAAGCCAATCAACTGAGCCTGAAGAGTTATCAACATTGTAAGACAATGTTGAACCAGCAGCAGGTATAGTTTCTTCACCTTTTAATAAAAAAGAACGGTCAGTCATTGAGACTTTTGTTCTGTCTTCTAAAAATCGAAACTGTGGGTCATCGGTTGGAACTTTAGCTACCTTCGAAAGATAAACGAAAAATGGGGATTCGTCGGGAGCTAAGTCTGCAACACGGTCTGAAAAGTTGAATAACCGCCTAGTATGGTAGCCAGAAGCTGCCGAACCGGGGTCACCAACGTTCACAATTCCTTGATTGTAATTCGCCATTTAAGACTCCTTTATATATTATTATTTCTACTATTTGAGCCAATAACTCCAGTCCAGATATCATCTAATTCATTAGTTTTAGTAGCTTCTCCACCTTGCAAAACTCCTGCTGTTTGAGGAATATTCTTAGTCCTCTTTACAGCTTCCATGCTTTCACTAGTCGCTGTTTGAGGAATATTATATTTCCTATAAACATCAACTAACATATCAAGCGGAACATCCTGCCTTGGTTTCGTAGCAAACTCTATAAAATTATTAACCTCTTGTTGGTCAGTAATATTATATTTACTAGATAGTTCTTTCTTTAAGTTATCGACTGCTATTGACTCTTGTATGCCTTTCATCTGTTCAGATACTGCACCTTTTACAAGAGCTTTTTGCTCGGATACTCTCATCTCATAAGATGGAGAACCGGGCTTATAATAGGCTTCCCATGGGTCGAATGAATTTTCATCAAGAGCTTGAGGCTCCTGAGGACTTTTAACATTCTCAATTTTTTCACCGTTCAATGTTTTTTTCATAACTTCCACTACATCTGGCCTTTCTTTTAATACATTTCCTAATTTTTCTAATTCCTTCAATTCATTATAGTCTGACTTCATCCTATCATAGTCTGCTGTCTTTTTATCATACATTGATTGAAATTTCTTAGCCTCTTCCTGAGAATCAATCTCCGGTTGAGCCTTTACTTCTTCGAAATGATTATCTGCCATTTCCTCCTGAACGATTTCTTCCTGTTTAAGGTTATCTTCCATATTTAAACTCCTTGATTTCTTTTAATTACTAGCTTCACCCTTTCGGATGTCTTTAAAAGCAGAACCACGTGTTCCTCAAACGTCCTAACGGACACCCTTTCCTACTTTTGCGTTTCTTCTTTACTTAGTCTTTCCTGCGACTCAACTACACTCCTCAACTTATCTAACTTAACTTTACTATCAAATTTAACATTTGTAATAACATCATTAAGTTGGGACTTAAATTTTTGTGCTTCGACTTGTTTTCTCGAATGAACATTTTCACGTTGAGAAGTTTGCAAATCTCCACTTAAGTCTTTTATCTGTTTTTCTAGTTGTTGAATATAGCCTTGCATTTGTGCCATCTGACCTTTTCTTTTTAAAACACCTTCTTTGTCAAAAATCTCTGATTTTTTTAAGACTTCGACATCATCTACCAGACCCATTTTAAAAGCATCCAAGTACATCTGATATTCAGCTACTCTGTTGGACGGCAATGTTGAGCCTGATACTATTCTTACGTCATGCTGACCGATAGTAACATCGTTTTCTATCTGTTGCAATTCACGAGTTTTATCATCGTACATCTTAGTATTGACTGTATATTCTGTTAAGTCGTTATTCGGTTGTACAATTCTAAAAGTTTTTTGGTAAGTATAATGACCCTTAGCTAGGTTGTATATACACTTACCCAATCTGTTTAAGCTTCCTTCAATATCTCTTAACTTTGACTTACCTCGAGTCTCACCGTGTTGAGATAGCATGGCTGTGCCCCTGACTGTGTCGGGAGCTTTTTCTCTAAAACCTTGCATCAATTCAGGAATACCAAAACTTAAATCTATATAATGCTCTACTCTATCAATTAACGCATAAAACTCACCCGCTAGGGACTGAGGGGCAGGGAAATGAGGTTGTCCAAATTCCGGATTATAAGGTATAACTGCGTTTGGATTCGCCCAATCTTTTTCCAACTGCCCCAAGTCATCTACGCTACCCTCCGGAACGAGTAACTTTAGGCCTGCAGAGGCCTGTGCATGAGAGAGAGTGAGAGAGAAAAGCTTATTTAATAATCTTTGAGAATCTTTTACTTTAGATACATCTGACTTTGGATATGGAGTATTCGTCCATATATTAGGTACAGGGACTATTGGATACACATCTGTATTCAATACATTTTCATAAAGTAAGATATCTCCTACTGTGCATGTTATTTTAATTCTTGTTTGCGAAACTTCAACTAGGTCAACCAAACCTTGCTCTATTATTTCAGCGTTTTGTTCAATAAATTGAAAATATTTTTCTTGGTCTAAAATTTTTTCTTGACCAGATTGTCTATTAAATAGTCTGTAAAAAGGTACTTTAACTTTTTGAAACCTTTCTAAAACCCTATATCTAGTTTCAGTATTCGCATCTCGACCTACTATCTCATCTGGAGTAAAAGACCTACTAGAGTTTTTCATTTGAGAGCTAGGATAATCCTCTTCATGCGTAATAGTTTCTATATCATCTATTATTTCAGTTAATGTTGGATAAACATTTAAAATCTGGTCTCTAGTTAAAATTGTAGATAAAATCATACCAGAAGCATCGTCAAAATATCTATGTCTGGATGCTGGGTCTACATAAACTCTAAAAGGGTCTAAGTATGTGAATTTAATCTCGCCCCGTCCGTAATCAGCCTCTGGGTCAATGTAGGCATAAAAATATCCAAGCCCTGTCGTAGCATAATCGTGAACAGCTTGCTTGAACTGAGTATCTCCGTCAGAGATATCCCATACGTACTCTAGTATAACACGCCATACTAGGGCGAGTCTATTATCAGAATCTTCTCGACCTATGGCGCTATACTTAGGAGAACGAGAAGTTAATAGAGATTTTAATTTTTCTATAGCCGCATATACTCTGTCTATGACAAAATCGGCCTGACCCACTGATTGTAAAATTTCAGATTCATCACTAGTATAATGATTACCTAGGAAAAAATCTACGGAGTCTCTAGCTTCTGTATCCCAATCGGCTCGACTATCTTTCCAAGTTCTCCATAACTGTTTACTTACTTCAGCCGGATTGTCTTCCTGCTGTTCTATTTCCTGTATACTAGAGATAATTACACCTTTATAAGTTTAAAGTAATTCTAAATGATAATTTAATAAATTTTTCTTCAAAAGTCAACCTTTATTTTAAAATATTAAAATTTTTGTCCAGTCATCCACGATATTGCTCTTTTTACACCTTTTTTCTTTTCTTGTTTTTTTATAACATCATCCATATCTTTTGCCTCAAACTTTCGACTAATAGGAGCTCTCGAGTGCGCTAAAGCATACCAGATGCCATCAAGAAGGTCATCATTTTTCCCTTTAGGGAATTGAAACATTTCATCTACAAGATCTTGATGTTTTCTTTTTATATACATTTTACCCCTATTTACTATAGGAGCCACTAAAGATTCAAGCCTATCTTCTTTTTTAATCCCAGATGGAGGTCTAACTCCCTTCGCTAATC